GGAAAGAACCGGCAGTCTACAATTTTCTTTATCAAACCGGCAAAGCGGCCATGGTCGAAAGCTTTTCAACATTGTTCAAAAAGAACCTGGTTTGTGAGCTGACCGACCTTAAGAATTGTTTCAAGGATGACGGCAAGAGGGTCAAGCGGTCAACCCTCATTTATGCCTTTATGGAAAAGCATGGTATCGATGAAAAGTACTGGGATACGGTTGCTCAAATCTACCACCGGGCAACTGATGCCTACCGTCACAAGGCAGGAATAAAAATTATCTAAATTCTTCATGTCTTTAGAGCCTATTTTGTCGTAAAATATCATTCTATTGATTTGTGTTATCTTCCGTATTTCCATCACTTTACGCATTTAATCCAATGAGCTCACGAACACTTCCAACCATACTTTCCGTTGAATATATTCCAGCTGATGAATTGATCATTTCACCCAAAATGCATGTCGCTCCAGGTGATGCCATTTCAGCAATCGGCATCTTTCAACCACTCAAGATGGTAGAGCCCGCATCCTCAGAAACAACCCCTGAAAGGACAGAGAACGGACTTGTCTATACGACCATCGTACAAGGAGCCATCTTTGACGACAACGAGCTAACCATGTTGCACAGGCTCCAGACCAAGTTCCATTGTTATCGGATAAGCGATGTTTATCGCAACAAATATCTAGTCGGCATTGATGAAGGACCTTATCCGGAAATTTCTTTCATACCATCCACAGGCAGGACACCAGCCGATCGGAGAGCCGTTTCTTTTGAAATAAAGTGGATTTCAACCCTTCCGCCGGTCGACATCATCGAATTTTAGTCTTTTTTTAGTCTTCCCTACCGCCGTAAAGTTGCAATGTGAATTAAAGCATTGCAACTTTTTTTATGGATACATACCACATTGACATCGACAGTTTCATTGGCAACTGGGGCTATTCCCAACAATATGTCAAGGACAAACTCAATGACATGAAAGGCAAGCCGGTGCTCATGCGCATGAATTCCATGGGAGGCCAGCTCGCTCATGGTTTATCCATGGCCGACCGAATCCAGGAACATGGTGATGTGACGGTCCACATGATGGGCTTCAATGCGTCCGCCGCTACCCTGGCACCTCTGAAGGCTAAGAAAGTCATGATGTCGCCAAATGGGTTCTACCTAATTCATAAGGTCATGATTCCTGTCGTCGTTTGGGAGAATCTCAACTCTGATCAGCTGGATGCTCTGATTCAGGACCTGATTGCCGAGAAATTGGAAAATGACAAGATCGACCAGGTGATCGCTCAGATGTATGCGAACAAAACAGGCAAGAGCATGAAGGAAATGCTCGATCTGATGACTGTCGGTGGTTGGATGGATGCCAAGGAAGCCCTCCAGTGGGGTTTCGTCGATGAACTCCTTCCAGAACCCGAAAAACTCAACATGGCTCCCATGCGTGAGAAGCTGAATGCCTTTGGTCTTCCGACCATCAGAACAAACTCCCAAAGCTTATTTCCCACCCAAAACAATAAAGAACCAATGAAAAAGCAACCCCAAAAAATCAACGCCATCCTTGATGTTGACAAGCTGGAAAGCGACAAAGACGGTATCTACCTGAATGAAACTCAGGTGGAATCCATCGAAACCAGGCTTACTAGCTTGGAAGCTGAAGTCGCGACCGAACGTACCGACAAGGAAACGGCTGAAACTCGCGCAAACACAGCTGAAGGTACTGTCGCTACACAAGCAACCAAGATCACTGATCTGGAAATTCAGATTGAAAACCTGAAAAAAGGTGCCGGTGATTCCACCACCAACATCAACAAGGATGGTGACGACGGTAAAGGTGGCGACAAAGAAGATGGTTTGTCCAATACCATCAAGAACTCGCGTGAATTGTTTGACCTCTTGCCCGCCTAACCCCCTCAATCCAAAATACAATGTCAGTTACAATTACCCCTGAAGCGTTGGCAAACTCCGCTGCGAAATACCGCAAAGAATTGCTCATGATGCCTGTCATCGCATTGAAGGCATCATTGGATCACATGACCCTCCGTATTGGTGTGCGAGGGAAAGAAACCGTTGGCCAACTTTCCGGTTCCATGGAAGTGGGTCCTTACAGTGCAACAAGAAAAGACGAAACCGGCGTGGGCGCCAAGGGACGTGAGTTGGAAACGTTCTTGGGTTCCGTCATCAAGGAATTCGAGCCCAACACGGTTGCCAAGTCCATCTATGGCGATGCTGTTCTTTCCGGTGCCGGCCTTACCGACGTGAAAATCGTACAGCTGGTAGTCGCCTTTTTGGCCAAACAGGTATCCAAAGCCCTCAATAAGGTCTTGTGGTCCGCTGTTCGCAATGTTGAAGGTTCAACCTCCGCCGACCTTTTCAATGGTTTCGACACCATTACCGCAACCGAAATCGCTGCCGGCAACATCACGGTTGCCAAAGGCAATTTATTTGAATTCGATGCTGCCATCAGTGCGACGAATTGCGTGGACAAGTTGAAGGAATTCTTCCGTGCCGCCTACGAAGAGTTGCAGGGTGAAGCAACCAAGATGTTCATCTCCAAACTGATTTACAACGCCTACGTTGACGACTACCAGGCATCCAATGCCTCCGTACCGTACAACAAGGAATTCAAGAAGACCTTCTTGGAAGGTTCTGACGACATGTGCGAACTGGTCGCTCTTTCCAACAAAAAGGCCTCTCCATACATCCACTTGACAACCAAGGGCAACATGCTTGTCGGCGTTGACCAGGAAAGCGACGAGGAAAAGATCGGTGTTGAAAAACATGCAGCTCTTATCCTTCAGTTCGTCATTGTGATGTTCTTCGGTGTACAGTTTGAAAGCATCAGCCCGGAAAGGCTGTTGGTTGGAAAACTCTTTGTTCAGGCTTGATTCATCAACTCATAAAAGATAGGAGATACATCTATGCCCGTAATCAAATATACCGAACTGGGTTGGACGCCCGGTCAATCGAACCTTCCCGGAATTCCCCGTTATGCGCTCGTAATTTCCAAGAACGATATCGTCGGATGGCCAACATTGCCCACCGCTGTTGTGGCAGGAATGGGAACCCTTGTGAACTATGTAGGTGATTTCACGTTGGCGGCCAATGCCAAGTTTCAAAAAATCAACCTGATTCCTGAAAAATCGAACATCGACGGCAAGAGCCAAGGTGTCAAGCCCAGCAAGACGTTCCTCAACCAGTTCGTTGCACAATATCCGGGAACTCAAGACGAAGCATCCGCATATGCCTACCAGGCCAACAACGACGACTTGGTCTACCTGGTACCTGAAAACAACTCCGACAAGTTCCGTGTTTTCGGCAACGAAAAATTTGAGACGAACACCGAAGTTGAACAAAAGCTCGGCGGAGCCCCGACGGATGAAATGGGAACGACCATCACCGTGACTGTCACCGACATCGCTCCGGCACTGTTCTACGCAGGAGAGATCATCACTGAAGACGGTACGATCAATCCGCAAGCATAACAAAAAACCACCCGAACCCCGATACCCATACTTGTATGGTTCCCTTGAAAGCCCGGCAAATCGTGTCGGGCTTTTTTGTGTCTTTTTTGGCCGAATTATGGGTAATTACTTTTGAAACGCTGACACAAAAACCACCTAACCATCAAACTATGGAAAAATCGTATGAACAGAGAGTAAATGATTGGCTCAATACCAATCCGTCGGAAAGAAACCTTGAAGTGGGAGCCGAGCTCATGCTTAAGGGCAACCGAAACCGCATCTTGAGGGACAACGTCCTTCGTAAGCAAAATTTTGAGAAAGTTGAGTATGAGCTGACCAAGATCATCGGATCGGCTCGTGTGATCGAAGAGAAGGTTGATCTTCCGAACCTTGACAAGAATGCCGCCATCTTGGAAAAATCCCTCGAGGATGCAAATGAGAAGGGTGATTTCAAAGGACTTCGTCCCGACCACGATACCCTTCCGGAAGATATCAAGCAGATTCCGCAAAAGAACCTGGAGCGTTATCACATCATGCGTTCCCTCTTTGAAAAAATCAAGTTGCTCAGCCAGGACGGTCATGCTCCGGAAGAACGTGTTCCGTTCCTCAAGGATCTTTTCAAGCATGAAGAGTCTCTGATTGCTGATTGGGTAACCTACGACAAGTACGTCGTCGGAAAAACGGATCCAGCCAAGGATAGCAAGCCGATCGATGCCAAGCGCATCATGGCCAACCGCAAGTATCTGAGCGAAAACAAAAAGAAGTACCCATTGCTCGTTGAGCAAGGTAAGCCGGACAATGCCGCCAAGCTTCTGGCCGAGATGCAAAAGCGTTGCGATGAACTGATCAATGCAGAACAGACTTTCGATCCCGGGCAGCTGGAGGAACTCCGTTCCATTGGCTTGATTATCGGTCAGAACGAACAGTTGAAAGGTGCTCCCGCTCCAGGCATTCAAATAAACACCGATCTGCCTCCAGTCGTCGACGCCGAGGCTGATGCCGACCAAACCAATGCCGACCAAACCAATGCTGGCGATATCTCCGGAAGCAACAACTAATAACCAACATTCTAAAGGCTCCGGAACAAATTGAACCGGAGCCTTTTTTTACCTATGGGCAAACAACAGACATACGATTTATGTGTGCAGCACCTCTTCGATGATGTGTCCAGGCTTGATGACCTCGCTCCGCAAATGAAGAACCGGTTGTTGCGGATCCGAAGTGCATACACGCTGATGGTCGAGTTCCCATCCAAGGGAGACAAGGAAATAATTGCGCATTTGATGGGCTTTTCGGAAGTTCAAAGGTCGCAGGCGTATGAGGACCTTCGCATCATCAAGGACTTGCTCGGATCAACCAACAAGCTGTCCAAGGACTGGCACCGGTTCAAGTTTAACAACATGATCCAAAAAGCCTATCAAAGGGCTGAGGAGAAAGACGATGTGGATGCCATGGTCAAGGCTTCGAAAGAATACGCCAAGTACAACAAACTTGACCAGGATGATCAGGATCGTTATCCGTTCGATAAGATCATACCTCAGATGTTCGAGCCGACGGAGGATCCTACCGTCATTGGAATCAATCCAATTCCAAACTTCAAACAAAAACAGGCTGCCATGTACAAAAAATACATGAATGAGATTGCCCAGGATGTGACATACCATGATGTAGAACTGAAAGCCCTGGAAAAGTATGACCAAGAGTGAGGAGTTAAAGAAAGTCTATTTCAATGCTGCCCAACAACGCCTCATGTTTAGGGCTTGCCATACAACAGCCGTTGTCGGCGGTCGGCGGTTGGGTAAATCACACGGCATTGTAGCTCCTTTTCAATTGCGCAATGTCCAATATATGCCTGGTGGAAATCATGGCATCATTGCCGCTACGTTCCAGCAAGCCCTGACGCGCACACTGCCGGGCACGTTGGCCGCTTTGGACTCGTGGGGGTATAAGCGTAACATCCACTATTTTCTAGGCGTAAAACCGCCCAAAGCTGCGGGATTCGCAAAACCCATTGTCGAGCCTGGCAGTTATGACCATTGCATCAGCTGGTACAACGGATCCATTAATCCGATTATTAGCCAGGATGTGACTGGATCTTCCAATTCACAGACCTTCGATTCGTTGTTGATGGATGAGGGAAAGTTTCTCAATGCACAAAAATTGAATGAGGAGACCTTTCCTGCCAATGGCGGTACAACCCAACATTTCGGCAAGTCACCATGGCACCACAGCATATTGGTCGTTTCGGACATGCCGACAACTAAGAAGGGCAGCTGGTTTCTGAACTATGAAAGCATGTGTGATCCGGAACTTATTGCCCAGATCGATGCAACCATTTACGAGAAATGGAATTTACTCAGAAAGATGGATGAGATGCATGCCCAAGGTATAAGGCCGGAACAAAACATGATCAACTATTACAAGAATCTATGCCAGCAGCTGGCCACGTTCCGACGGGCTGCCGTGGATTACAATGTGATCAGCACGATTGAGAACCTACAGGTGTTGGGTGAGGATTATATTAGGCAGATGAAGCGGGATCTTCCGCCATTGGTGTTTCAGACATCCATCCTTTGTAAGCGTGTTGGGTTGCTCAGGGATGGATTCTATAATGCACTAAAAGAGTCCGAACATTATTACTCGGCCTTTGACAATTCCTACCTGCAGAACAAAATCGGATATGAGAACATAGACAAGGCCGGTGACCTGTCGTGCCTTCAGGATGGGGATCTTGATAGACATCTGCCCATCTGCATAGCATTCGACTATAATGCCAACATCAACTGGGTTGTTGCCGGTCAGCATTCAGGTAGGAAGATGAAGACGATCAAGTCATTCTATGTCAAATATGATCGCAAGTTGGTGGAACTGGTCGGAGACTTTTGTCACTACTATCGCGACCAGGTATGCAAGGAGGTTATCTATTATTACGACAATACGGCTCTCAATTCCAATTATGCTGTCAATGACAAGGATTTTGCAACCGTGATCATTGACACTTTCAAGCAAAAGGGTTGGAGGGTTCGCGCACAGCACCTGGGCAATCCAATGCCTCATTCAGAGAAACACAATCTGATCAACATGGCGCTCAAGGGACAATCAGGGATGTTCCCGGTGTTTAATAAGGATAACAACGAAGCATTGCTGCTGGCCATGGAACAGACTGGAGTCTATCAGGGAGCACATGGATTCAAAAAGGATAAGCGTGGTGAGAAGTTGGCCGAGTCTGACGAGGACAAACTTGAAAACAGGACCGATGGTACTGATGCATGGGATACGCTGTTCATCGGCATGAATAAATTCCCGATCGGTACCGGCTTCTCTTCCGGCATGATCAGCTCGTTCAATTAGTCATTACCTTATACAACCTTATACACTCAGCGACCACCGGCAGACCACCGGTGGTTTTTTATTTGATTACCGTGCTCATCGCCCCACGGCCAGCCCTATCATATTACGCAAATTTTGAAACTCGTAATGACCTTTTTTCGAGAGGGCGGGGCGGGGTCGATCGTCGCAAACTCCTTTCACTATCAAATTGGCGGCCTTTCAAAGTGCTGTCAACCATGCCAATGTTCGACAAAAAGTCGGACTAATCGATCGACTGGGCCCACGCGGATCCATTTACGGCGCAAGAACCATTTTGGTCCATAATGTTCATTTCAAAATCATTTTCAACCCAATCCTTTTTTATTTTTTAATTTGTTTTATAATATTGATAATCAACATATTATGTTATTAGGTCTAAGAAAACAATAATTGGAGCGAAAAAAATAAGTAGTTACTACACTTACTACACCTACTACACACCATATAACAAACAGATAATCAATAATATAATGTAGTAGGTATATATTTTAATTTAATATTTGTTTGGTTACTACATCCTACAACAAACATTCACTTACTACGCACTTACTACACTTAAATTATTGAAATACATATAGTTATATGCGTGTAGTATGTAGTAACTGACATTGGAATATTTTTTTTCTTTTTTTTGCCCTTTTTCCATACTACATTCTGTAAATCAGATAGATAGTAAATATTAGCTGTATTTTTTATAAATGCGTGGCAGTTTTTAATTTGATAAAAAAAGGAAAATGGCAAAATCAAAAAACCCCGATTTTAAGACATCTATTTTGCTGGATTATGCCGAGGAATATCGACCAGCCGCTTTTTACAATTCAAACGTCAGAAAGACGAGTCAGCAGGTGGTGTTGGACTTAAGGCCAATTGCTGAGTTTTCAATAAATGAGGTGTCCGAATTTCTGATAATGAAAGGGTATGTGATCAACTTCGACGAGGATCAACCGGAATGGTTGATGTACCGGGAGTCCAAAAAAACAGATTAGTGTATTTTTTTGGCATTGGTCACAGACATTTCTTTGCTCAAAACGAGGTTTTATGCAGATTATCCAGGAACCGA